GAAACTTAGTTATGAATTGGTCAGCCAAAACAAGCAGATTGTCCTGACCAATGATAAGGTGAAAAATGGGCGTGTTACTAAGGTAAAAGTTCAAATCACAGAACTAGAACCTGAAGAAGAAACAGAATAAAGGGGCTTGAGACACCATCAGGTGCCCAAGCTCCCATTTATAAAAAAAAGACTCACGGGGAGTCTTTTGGTTTACTATAAGGCGGTAGACGGATTAAAAGCTATTGATTTATCGGGCTTTGTGGGTGTTTCGCCCCAAATCCGCCCCAAATTTAAGCAGTTAGGAATATTTCTTTTATTTGCTCAAAGTTTTTATCCGCTAGTGCTTCCATCTGGTGTGAGTAGACCTTTAAGGTTATATCTGGACTTTCGTGACCTAGTAGCTTTGATATGGTCACGATGTCAATTCCTTTGAATATCAGGTAAGAAGCGTAAGTGTGTCGCAAGCTATGATTTCTTACTGGACGGCCTACAAGCTTTTTTATCAGCTTGTTACACGCTGAGTTTGAAACTCCAAAACATACCCTATTTTTAATGTTTGCTTGCCAGTGTTGCTTTCTATAAGCTTTTAAAGTTTCAATCGTGATCTTATCAATTGGGATTTTTCTTTTTGAGCTTTCGTTTTTCAAATCTCCAAAATCTTGAGCCTCTGAATAGTCAAAGCTCTTGTTTATGTCAATGATTCCATTTTTGAAATCTATATCATCCCAGGTAAGCCCCAGAGCCTCAGAGAAGCGCATACCAGTCACTGAAAGGATGTAGAGGGTGAAATAGGACACGTATTGTATATTCGAGCGTGTGGACGAAATTAGAGCCTTATACTCGCTTTCCTCTAAAAAGTCGTTATCCTCTGACCTGGTTTCTATTTGAGACTTAACCTTGGCATCTTCAGCGAAGTTGTGGCTGATCACTTGCTCTCTGACTGCAACTTTTAGAGCGCCCTTGATTTGATAATGGAATTTCTCAAGTGTTTCCTGGGCATATTTCTCGCCAAATTCATTGAGCCGTTTTTGATAATATAAAGGTGTTATATCCTTTACTTTCAAATCTCCAAAATAGGTTTTGATATGCTTTAGATTTTTGGTATAAGTGTCCCAGGTCTTATCCTTGACGTGCGGTCGCTTGTATACATCTGACCATGTTTTAACAAAATCATAGAGCGTGACGTCTTTGTCTGTCAGTATATTCTCGGATAGATTATCCTCTATCTCTCTTGCTGCAGCTTGAGCTAGTTTCTTGGTCTTAAATCCGCTTTTTGATTTCTGCTTATATTTGCCGGCTGTATCTTTGTAAGATATTCGGTATTCCCAACCGTTATCCCTTTTTCTAAAGTATGCCATTGATTTTTCCCCTTTATTTTGGTAAAATGGGCATAGTAAAGAGGGCTTTTTAATGCCTCTTACTACACCAATCGCCTCACGCTCGTAGTCGCCAAACTTTGAGAGCGTGGGGCTTTTTTTATTTCTTGGACTTAAAGACACAGCCACAGTTTCGACAGTGCCAGTTGTGTTTCCCTTTTTTTCCCACAAATCCAAGTAGAACGAATGGCCAAGCGATAAGCCACCCAATACATCCTACACAACCGTTGAAACTTTTACGTTCCTGCATCATGTATTCAATTTGATCACTGCCACATTTTGGACAACGTCTTACATATTTAGCCATTATTATATATTCCTTTCTTAATTCCGCTAAATTTTTTAAACTTTATAAATGTCAACGACCTCTCCGATTGTTCGGATGTCGTCGTTTTCTGACAAGTGGATTTCTTCGTATCCGCTATTTAGACTCTGCAAGTACCAGGAACCGTCATAATCTCTTTTCAGTTTCTTGACGAAGTTCTTACCATTTACCTGGAAGATGCCGATTGAGTTGACATCAATTTGACTAGCTACTCTGATAAATAATAAGTCATTATCTTCTATGAGTGGCTCCATGCTATCACCTGCCACCTTAGCTATCGTGTCATATTCCTCTGGTACGTCTTCAGCTCTGAGCTTGACTTCCATGTGTAGATTATCTTCCTGAAACGTTCCATGTCCTGCTGCAACCAAGCCCTCAACGTAGTCAATGATATAATCTTCATTGCTTACCTTCTCGAAGATAGAAGCAACCTTAGAGCTTTCCTGTTCATCAAGTTGAGCATTGGCAAAGTCGAGGACCTTCTCTTGTCTAGGTTCTTCTAGTTGATTGTAGATAGTCAGGATTTCAGGTTTTTCATTTGATGTTGAGTTACGTTCATTATCTGGTACACGTTTTTTCTCAACATCATAGCCCATAAGCCAAGCTTCGCTAACGCCAAGAGTTTTAGATAGAAGATATAGTTTTTTATCATCTGGTTTAGATTTTCCCGTTACATATTGAGATAGGGCACTTCTTCCCATCTTTACACCTAATTGTTTTTGGAACGGTTTGGATTTATCTAAAATATCTACTTGTCTTAGACCTGTTTCAGACATTAGTTGTCTGAGTCTTGCTGATGTACTACTACGCTCCATCGACTACCTCCTTATTGAATTTCATAATTTCATAATTTTATAATTCCATAATTTCATTATAAAGTATCTTGAACAAAAATTCAAGAAAAAAATTCAAAAAATTTGAATTTTTGGTTGACAAAAGTTAAAAGATGGGTTAGAATGAATTTGTTCAAAATATTTGAGCAAAAAGATAAACAGGAGGAAATGCAATGACTAAAGATTTTTCAAAGTTGTCAGGGAAAATCGTTGAGAAATATGGTACACAATATAACTTCTCTATAGCTTTAGGTTTATCTGAACGTTCTCTATCACTCAAACTTAATAATAAAGTTGGTTGGAGAGACGAAGAGATGGAGCGGGCAATAGAATTACTGGATCTTGACCTAAATGATATTCCAGCCTATTTTTTTGCAAACAGTGTTCAAGTTTCTTGAACAGAAAGGAGTAAACATGAATGAACTAGAAAGAACAGCCCTCAACGAGATACTGAGGACTGTAACATATATTGCTGAAAAAGTGGATGAAATTGAAAAAATTTTAGAACCACAAGCAGAGATTAAAGACGAGATCATTGGAGCTTTATCTGCTGGCAAAGGAATCGTTGATTATGGTATAGGCTCTGCAAAAGGTCCTTTTGGCCCAAGGGCGCTCAACAACGACGAACGTCTTGCAGTGGGTTTGCCAGTGAATGAGTTTATGACCGGGGATTTAGGTGTTTAACAAAAAATTTCAATTATCTTTTGAACGGCTGGTTTATTTTCGCGCTCAACAGCATCATGCCATGCGTTTAAAAATAGTTCAAAATCGGGTATTCCATACAGATTTGCTAATTTAGGTAATTCTGCAAAGAGTGCCGGAAACTCTCTAAAAATAGGGAGTAGCAGTGTTGCTAAGTATCTATTTTTAGGGCGGTCTGTAGAATTTTGGATAAGATGAATGATTTCGTCGGATTGATATTTTACTAATCTTTTGTGATTGAAGACTTCAATATCAAGTAGGATTTCTTGACTGTATTGCAAATATGGCATACTCCTTGAATGTTTATCCCATATGTTTTGATTTGAATATTCTTCTAAAAAATAATGAGCTGTCAATTCACAAATCACTTCCTCGAACCAAAACATCGTCCGCTGCTTAAAACTGGCATTGATGTAAAAATGGCACAACTCATGAGCTACTTGGTAAACGTTTCTGGCATAGATGTCTGAACCTTCGGTTGATAAAAAAATGATGTGATTATCTGCAAATGCCATCGGTGCATCGACGATTTTAGCATCAACAATATATAATTTCTTATCAACAATACCAGGGAAAATCTTATTTGCTATATGAGGTAGATTAAGCATTACGAGTGGGTGGACACTCTTAGAGACACCATAGAAATAAAACCAATCTTTAGCATTAGGTAATTGAAATCTAAACATAATTTTTCTCCAATCATTTTATTATTTTTATTATACCAAATTTAGAAAGGAGACTGTATGACAGATTTTAAAAATTTAGATTGTCAATTTATCTTTCAAGAATGCAACTGAAAATTACACTGCTGTTAGTAATAGCTTTATCAACGATCCTGCGCTGGATTTTACAGCTGTTGGTATCATGATGGTGGTGCTGGCTAATCACCCGAACTGGCAAGTCTATCCAGATGAAATAGCTAAAAGAAAAGGTGTTAACCGGAAGACAATTGATAAGTATTTCAAAATCTTTGAAGAAGCTGGATATTTGCGAAAAATCAGAAAGAAACCTCCTGGAAATGGAGGGAGTCATATATTCAGATTCTTCTCAGATACAAAAATAACTGATTTCCAATTCGATATTATGAAACAGAGATTAAACCAATCTATCAAAAAGGCGTCTATGAATTATAATTCTGACATTCCAGAAAGTGAGATGTCAGAAAGTGAGATGTCAGATTTTGGGCACTAATAAATATTAACTAACAACAAGTATTAAATAACAATAAGTCCTACTTCTCTTAATAAATAAAAGAGAGAAATTTCAAATTTAGGACTTTGCAAAAATGGGAAAGGAGCAAACATGAAGCAATTAAAACTAAGTATTAAGCCTAAGCAAGAACCTACTGAGGGTCAATCTCTTAATTCTTCAGGTTATTCAGTAAAAATCAATGACTGGGAGCTTGGTAGGAGGGTAACTGATTTTAAATTAGAAATGTCAGCAGACAAAAAACCAAAAGCCACAGTCACATTTACACCAGATATCCTTGAAGTCGACAATGTAGCAGTGAATCTTCAAATTTTAGAAGCGTTTGACCGAGCCTACTCAGACTTTATTGCCAAAACTCAAAACGAGAAAGAAAAATCTGAGCAGAGGCTGCAGGATATTGCAAAATCACTGACTATTATCGAACGCTATATTAGCCTAAGACAGTCTTTAACTCGAGAAGGATGGGAAGAGCTAAACAGCCTTTACGATTACCAACTGAACGAAAAAGAGCGTAATTTGTCAAAAGACATAACACTGGATGACAGTGAAACCAATGTCTTTCACAAACACGCTCAGATGGTTCTGGGGGTTATCGAATAATCCCCTGCATTCTATCTGCAAGTCTATTCTGCTCATTGATAGACTTAGACAGATTGCTAGCTACACGGCTATCTCTTGAAAATTCATCTAGGACTTTGGCGAGTGCTTTAGACAAATTTTCAGAGTTATCAATGCCGTACTCATCAAGAATCATCTTGATAACTAGATCATGCATAGAATCACCTCCTTTCTGCTTACATTATAGCAGAAAAGGGGGTAGCAAAAAAGCACCTGACGGCAATCAGGCGCTCAACAAAATTATGCAAGGAAATTATAACATGAATGACTTAATGAATCAACTATTAGATCAGTTTGAAGCTGGCTTGATGGATAGGACTTTAAAAGTGATGAACGTCATTACAGATGAAAAGAAACGTTATCCAATGGAACTGAATAAGTCGCAATGTTCCGAGATGCTCCTGGGAACAAAGGATACGACGACATTCGACGAGCGCTTCAATCGACACGCAGACTTTCCACGAATTGAGGGCAAGCGTGAGAAATATCCAAGGGATGCCGTCATTGAATGGTATCACGAAAACTGGCAGAAAACAGCTATATAAATTAAAAGGAGAAAATATGAAACTATTTACTAAAATCAAACTCAGACTTGAAGGAGTTATAAAATCGGTCAACCTTGACTGGAGAGTAGTCGCAGTCGAGCTTAATGAGGACCTTCTCAAAGAGCGCAAACGTCGCTTTGCTTGCGAGCAAGAAAACTACAATTTGAAGCAGGAGCTTGCTGCCTACAAGTACAAAGAAAACTTTGATATCAAGGCTAGACTGCAAGGAGAAATGTAGATGTACATTATATCAATCCATGTCAAGAATGCTGAAACTGGAAACGAGGATTTCAGTTTGATTGGAAGAGACTTTTTGCCAATTGGCAAGCAAGATTATTCGGCTACTATTTTTGAGACTAAGGAAGAAGCTATTGCTTATTTGAAATCAGCCTCATACGAAGCTGCGGGGGGGT